CTGTTCGTGACCGCAATGGGGGCAGGGCACAAAATAAAACCGCTGATCGCTGGCTTTAAATTCCGTTTCAATACGCGAAAGGCCCTTGATTGTGGGGGTCGATGTCAGCAGGATTTTCCGCCGTGAAAAGGTGTTGGTGCGCCGCTCTGCCAGCAACACAGGGTCGCCTTCCTCTTCCACGTCGGTGGGGTAGCGGTCCACCTCGTCAAGGAACAAATACCGCACCGGCATGGACGACAACGCGCTGGCCGAATTGGACCCCGTCATAATCAAAAACCCGCCCCGAAACTCTTTCACCAGCATCGTGTTGCTGGCATCCCGCGCCCGTGGGGCCGACACCAACCCGCGCAAGGCAGGGGTTTCGTCAATCATGGGGGCGATCCGCTGTTTGGATAGCCGCTTGGCCATATCCACCGTGGGCTGAACCGCCAAAATGGGGCCGGGGGCAAAGTGCATGATGTAGCCCAGCCAGTTATTGCCCGTTTCCGTTTTTCCGGTCTGACTGGCAAACATCAAAACCACCCGCTGCACAGGGCTTGACGGCGAAAGATCATCCATAGGGTTTTTCAGGTACGGGGTCCGAGACGTTCGCCACGGACCCGCCTCACTGGCCCCCTTGCTGGACAAAAAGCGGTAGGTGTCCGCCCACTGCGACACCGTCAAATCAGGATCAGGCCGCCATCCTTCACGGTAAAATTGATCATACAAAACCGCCCCATCTTGCATCATAACGCCCCCTTATCGTCCCCAGCCCGTGACAATTCGTCACACACTGCCCTGATTTCCTGCATCAAAATCTCATGGCACGCACGCTCGCTGCTTTCCGCCGCCACCAGCCCCGCTACGCGGTCGGGGATATTCATCAATCGGTCCCGCGCCTCTCTTGCGCTGGCAAAGGCTTGTCGTTTGACGATATCCGCCAACACCAATGTCCCAACCTTTTCGTCATAGTCCACCTTGGCCATCTTGGCCCGATAGGCCTCCAAAATGGTGCGGCTTTGATTGATGCTAGGGCCCTGCACCCCCCGCATCTCTTCCTGAATCGGGGTGCGCTTTTGCGTGTTGGCGATCCATTCCGCCTTGGCCTTTTCCGCGTCAATCCGAACCTTGCCGCCCACCTCTTTCCACGATTTCACCCGCCCCGCTTTGATGGCCTTTAACACCGCTGGCGACGACACGCCCATCATAGCTGCGAATTCTGCCTGTGAAACCAAGGTCATACCTTTAACCACCCTTGAATCCACTGGCTAAATTTTTTTCGCGCTGGTTACCGAGGCGCGGGTGAACCTCTGGGTAGGACCCGTGAATTGTGTGGGGGCGCATGGGGGTCACCTGTAGGCTCGGGGGGCTGGCACCTTGCCTGTGGCCCTCAGCAATTGGTAGTTAAGCTCGGCAAGGATGCGTGGGGATAGCTCCTCGCCGATGGCTTTCAGCACGGCTTCGTTCACTGACTTGGCACTGAGCATCTCAGGGATGGATATGGTGTAAAGCTGTTGGATTGGCAGCCTTGCCTTGCCCTCACGCTTGGCCACGGCTTGTTTGGATTGCAGGGTGGTTAGGAAGGCGGATGGGATCATCTTGCGGGCCTTCTTGATCTTGACGGTGGTGCCCACGGCGTTCTGTTTGGGGGCAAAGTAACCAAAGGGCAAGCGTCGTCCTTTGGATTCGAGGATGATCCCGATGGTGTTGCCGACGCTGTTGCGGCGTATGCGTATCGTGGCCTTGATATCCCTTGCTGCCACGTTGTAGTCCTTGCGCACCTCGCGGGTCATGATGGTCCGAGAGCGTTCCCCTGTGCGGCGCATGGCACGGGCAAGGGCCTTGCCTTTCATCTGGGTGGTGAGTTGATCAAACTGTTTTAAAACATCATCCAGATTGCTCTTGACCGTGATGAAGGTCTGGGATTTGGCCATGGCTTATGCCTCTTGTGGTGCAGGGTTAAGGGCTTCACGGGTGCGTGTTAGGGCATAAAAGGCCCATTCGGCGATTGACTCGAACAGGAAGGCGCACCACCCGTACCGTGATATGGCATGCTCTATCTCTGGTATAGAATACCCGTGGTTGGCTGCCAGATAGGTAAGGGATAGGTCTTGGGTGTTTTTTGGTAGTGTGGTTAAGGTCTGGGTCATTTTTTGTCTCCTTGGTCAAATTTTCGGGGTTGGGGTGGGTTAAACTCTGGCCGTTGCGCCTTTGGCAGAAATGAAAATGATTGTTTTTTGGGTAAAAATGCGCCGCATAAACCCCCCGTACTTGGCCACCATGAAGGCCGCTGGGGCTTTTTCGGGGTGAATTTCTACCGTGTCTGGCTTAAAGATCAGCTGCACAGCGCGGAAATTCACCTCGGCCTGCCAGCGGTCCACCTCGGCGGGGAGAAGGGGATAAAGCTTGGCCAAAAGGTCAAAGGGCTGTGGGTTAGTCGTCATAGCTGCTCTCCAGCATCAAGGCGGGCGCGGCTTTGCCGATCATTTCGATTTCGCGTTCCTGTTCGTCGTGGGCCTTAACGTCAGCCTGAAAGGCCAACCTGTAGTCGCGGATCACGTATGCCTCTGGGGTAAATTCCGACCAGTTCCTGTTGCGCTTTTGCCAGTCTAGGGCGGCGATATAGTCCGCATAGCTTGGGCGTGGCTTAGGTGGATTCAGGATGGCCGTGATGTGGGCGGGTGTGGGAAAATCTTGGCTTTTTTCTAGGTGGATTTTCAGGGCATAGAGGATTTGATCTGGGGTATATTTATCCTCAAAAGCAAACTGAAACCCCATAGCGATCACGTCCAAATCCACGGATTTTCCGTAGGTTTTTTGGATTTCACCAAAAACGGCCAAAGCCTTCTTTAGTCCGAGGAGGTGGCGTTTTTCCCATGGCGATATCCTCTGCATCGACCTCTGCCTGTAGTCTTGCGATGGATTCAAGGTTTTTGTCGCGTTGTCGTTCCCATGCGCTTCGGTTGTCGTAGGCCTGTTTAGGATGTTTTGGGTTAAGTCGTTGAGTGTTTTCATGATTGCCTCGGTTTAGGGTGTCGTTGGATTCGTAAACGGTCTGCCATCCGCGTTCGATGGCGGTTGCCAGCAGCTTGGTGGGATCGTGCCCTTGATGGTAAAGAGCGATGATTTTGTTTAGGAAAAGTTCCTTTGCCCGATGCGTCATGGGCTTTTTTATGGCTTTTCGGCTGGCGAAAAAGTCCAACAGCAGGTCTTCGGGAATGAAGTGGGGAATGTCTAGGGGTGCCTCGGGTTCTTTTTTCACCTTGGGTGTTTTGGTTGAGGTTTTTTTACCAACCTCATCTCCCCCTGTGGGGGATATAGGGGGTAAAGAATCTACACCTTCTACACCTTCTACCCCTTCTAAGGGTGTGGTTGATTGCTGGTTGATTGCTGGTTGTTCGTTTGACGTTTTGCTGGTTGTTTTGCTGGTTGATTTATTTTCTTGTGATTGGTATTTTTCATATTTTACAATGGTCAATATCGAATATTTGTTGGTTGATTGGATGGTTATTTCGCTGGTTGATTTTAATCGAGCGATGAGCGTGCGAAGACGTTGCTCTGAAATGTTCAATTTCTTTGCCCATTCTCTTCTGCCAAAGATAAGCTGCCCTCTTTTGACGGTTATTCCCCGCCATTGCTTATCTTGCCAGTTGGCCTCCATAAGCAAGTGCACCCAAAATCCCACCATTTCCAAATCATCAGCCCATTCCCAGTCTTTGATGCTGCCCCATAGTTTGATAAATCTGCCGTTTTGTGTCATGCCCTACTCCTCTTTTTTTCTTAAAAACACCACATTGCCTTCGTGTTCCCGATCGGGTTTGGGCTCTGTGGGGCTTTGGGGCGGCGGCCATAGGCCTGCGGTTTCCAGCATGGTGCGTATGGGGTAAATCAGGCGGTTGGCCCATTTGGCTTGCCGGTCTGTCAATCCGTCGTTGCTTAGGGCATAATTCAGCAGGCCCACCACAAAGACATAATCCTCGCCGTCACGGTCCATGATTTGGGCCATATACCCCAGCCATTCTTTGAACGATTCATCTTTGGGGGGTTTAGGTGGCATGGGGGGCCTCCAAAATGCGGACGGTGTAGTTTTTTGGATTGTCCCCTTGGGTTGGGGGCATGTGGGCAATTTTTCTTTTAAAAAACAGGTGATTCAGGGCGGCCATAACAATGTCTTGGTGTCCAAAAGCGACAAGGTCATCAAGGTTGAAGGAAACAACACTGCCTTTCTTTCCTTTGCCCGTTAAATGGGCGAGAAGCGGCCCCGAGCATTCATAGGGGTCACGGTAGCCTGTCAATGCAGGAAGGGGCCTGTACCCCTCTTTTTCTGGCCGGTGCGCGGTGACCCTTACGGCCTTTTTGGATCCCACCATGGGGGTAAAAATGGGATTGATACGATCGACGCGGCACACCATGGTGGCCACGCTGGCGCGGGACACGTTTTCGATGGCCCCGTAGAACGCCAAACGGGTCAGGCTGCGGTTAAGGGAGTCCTTGGTTATGGAGAGGGTTTCCTGAGCGTCGCGCAATCGGTAAACGGCAATCCCATCGCTGCCCGCACGTTGGCACAGCCATTCATGCAGGCGGACAAGGTTTTCATACGGGGCGCATCGTTCATGCGTCATGGCTGCCCCCCATGATGGCCTGTTGCAGCTCGGTCCATGACGTGAACACCGAAATGCCGTATTTATCCCGCACGATGGCGCGTTTCAGGCGGGATTCTGGGGTGTCAAACCCCTTGCAGTCGGCCACAAGGGCATGGCCGTTTTTGAGAAAGATCAAAAAGTCCGCCGTGTAGGTGGGGGGGCTGTCTTCGTGGGTTAAGGGGAATTTGGGGCACTGGGGCAGCCACGATAGGATCGCGCCCATGGATTGCAGCGCGTCCAAACGCTGGGCCCATTCGGCCTCGGCGCGGCTGTGGTACATGCGGCCTTTGTAGGGGGTGCGGGTGTTTCCGTATTTGCTTCGGCTTTTGGTTTTTATCAGTTTTTTATACTCAGAGGCAGGGATACGGTCATTCATGGCGACCCTCAGCGGTGGCGTTTTTTTTCCTTTTTTGCCGCTGAATATGTAACCAATGTATCAATAAATCTTCGCCCTTAACCGCCCCGCCGGTGACTTTTTCGATTTCTTCGATGCTTTCCATGCGTGGTAACGCCACACCCCGAATAAACCGATTCAGCTTGGCTTGATTGATGCCAACCTGTCGCGCGAATTGGGCGCAATTTTTTTCAGCCAGTTGTAGCCAGACGTGAAGTTTCATAGGACTTATTGGGTGATGTATAAAGTACACCTAGTACTAAAGCACCTTTCATAATTCGTCAATAGGGAATTGCAAAGCCCAACAAAATAATGTATTTTGTGGTATTATGAAAATTGATATTGGCAAAAACATTCGTCTTTTGAGAGGCAACGCGGGCCTAACTCAACAACAACTGGCGGATAAAATCGGTATGTCTCAAAGCATTGTCGGGAAACTGGAAATGGAGACACGATCCCTGAAAATTGATGTTTTGGAAAAAATTGCCGAGGCACTGGACGTTAGCCTTTCAGAATTGATTTTTAAGGCCCACCCCTTTCCGTATCGTCATGTCCCCATTCGCGGGGTGGTGAATGCGGGGGAACCCATGATCACATTTGATGATCTCACAGATTATGAAACAGTGGCTTTTGACACCGAACGCGGGGACTTTTTTGCCCTAAAAGTTCAAGGTCACTCTATGGACAAAGTGGCCCCAGATGGGTCCACCATTATTATTGATCCCAAACAAACCGACCCCCAAGCCCTGCATAAACAAGCCATTGTGGCCATTCAGGATGGGGAAGTCCTGTTTAAAATGTGGGACAACAGCCTGAAGCTGTTTCAGCCCAAATCGACGCGGGACGATTATGACCCCATCCCCGCAAAGTATGGGGCCCAAATCCTTGGCAAGGTCGTGGCGTTTATCGTCCGCTGTTAGATTCCTTTTGATTTTTTGGTGCAAGGCCCAAACGCCTGTTTACAGGGGCGATTTATTTTTCATTTTTGCAAAAAAACATCTTGCGCTCTAGTACTTCTTGTACTATTCTCCTAGTACCAAGCCCAACAAGAAAAGTCTTTAAATGGGCAAATCAGTACTAGGGAAACCAATGAGGCCCAAAATGTTACACACCACCCTCCCCATTACCGACCGAACGATTAACGATGAGGTCATCCAGACTGTTGACGCGCGCACCATGCATGAGTTTTTGCAAAGCAAGAGACAATTTGGAAACTGGATTGAAGAGCGTATTGAGCAATATGGCTTTGTAGATGGTAAGGACTTTTTAACGGAATTGTTAAAAAGTTCTGGTGGCCGCCCAGCCAAAGAATACCACATCAGCACCTCGATGGCCAAAGAGCTTGCTATGGTCGAGCGTAACGAGCGGGGTAAGATGGCCCGTCAATACTTCATTGAATGCGAGCGGATTGCCAAACAAGGTGGGCTTCAGTTGGAAGACCTGCACGAGGATCAGATCATTTTCCTTGGGTTTCAAAAACTGATGAAAAAGGCAGAGGCCCTTGAGCTCCAACTCGAATTGGCCAAGCCCAAGGTTGATTTTTACAATAACTTTTCGGAAAGCGACGGCCTTTACACCCTGCAAAACGCGGGTAAGTCCATAGGGGTTGCACCCAACAAGTTTATCAACTGGATGAAGGGCAAGTATCTGTTTTATCAGGACGGCAACCTTGTCCCCAAGATGCAATACATCAATCAGGGCCTCTTTGAGGTGAAGATTGCCATGTATAACAACAAAAACCGCTCTCAATCCTTCATCACCCCCAAGGGCGTGCAGTATTTTTCCACAAGATACAACGAAAACGGCCCTGTTGAGTGTCTTGAGCATGAGGAGGCCCAGTCATGACCACTCACATCATCATCCTTTACATCGCCTGCTTTGGCCTTGTGGTGTGGCAGTTTTTTGCGCTGAAGCAAGAGGGTAAGGTGCTGGAGCATATTCAGCGTTTGCACGACCGCTGCAAGGAAAACAGCCGATCGTATTTGCGGCTTGAGGCCCGCGTGTCTCTTTTGGAAAAGGAGGGCAAGTGATGCGTTTGGTCTTTTTATTTTTGACCCTGTCCACGGGTGCGTTTGCCGCGTCGGACTGTGAAATGGCGGGCAACAATCCCGTTTTATGTAACGACGGCGAAGTGACCACGGGCGTTGACCCGCTGGACGTGGACGCTGTGGTTTTGGCCAGTAACGAATAATAAAAACAAGGAGGCACTATGCTAACGATTGGACAGGTTTTAAAGGATGGCAGCGTTTATGCGGGGCATCATCCGGTAGAGGATGCTCACTTGGTTTGCAAGGAAGCAGATGAGTTAAACTTTCCAACCATGTTTATGGAAAACAATAAAGAGTTTGATAAAGGCGTTATTACATGGCTTGGGCCAGATTTATTCCGCGTCCCAAGTTGCGATGAGCAGGGGGTTCTTCGTGCTTATAGCCAAAAAATCGGCGGGTTTGTGGGTGATGGGCACTATGGCTGCGGGTATAAACTTGGAGACGAGCCTTTTTACATAGCTGGATTTGTCAAATATGGGCAAACGCACGACACCCGTGTCCGGTTTGTCCGCGTTGTAACCCAAAAAGAACTGGAGGCACTATGCTAACAGCACAACAATTAGAAACACGCCGGCACGGCATTGGGGGCAGTGACATTGGGGCCATTTGCGGCCTGTCACCCTACAAAACCCCTGTGGATGTGTATTTGTCCAAGGTTGAACCTGCCGAGCCCTATAGCGCGTCACCACAGGCCCACTGGGGCAGCCTGATGGAGCCTTTGCTGGCCCAAGATTATGCCATACGTCACCAAGTGGCCCTTGACCACCCAGAACAGCGCAGCCATGCGGTGCATGATTGGGCTTTGGGCAACGTGGATGCCTTGGTGCCCAAACAGGCGGTGGTGGAGTTTAAAACCGTCTGGCCCAATTCCCCGACAGAATATCAATTTGGGGAAGAGGGCACGGACCGCGTCCCTGATTCGTATTTGGCGCAGGTTTTGTGGTATTTGGCCATCTTTGACCTGCCCCGCGCCCACATTGTGGCTATGTTTATGCGCTCGGCCACGGTGCGGGAATACGTGATCGAGCGTCAGGCCCCCCTTGAATCCATGCTGCTGGAGCGGGGCCGCCTGTTTTGGGAAAACCACATTGTCATGAAACAGCCGCCGGCACCCAAAAAGCTGACCGATGTGGATCGTCTGTTTAAACGGGGGGATGAGGGGTTATCCATTGAGGCCACGCCTGATCTTTCCGAATTGTGCGCCCAGCTGAAGGTCCGGCGGGATGAATTGAAACGCATCACCAAGGAATCCGAGGATCTGGAGATTCAGATCAAAGCCGAAATGGGCAATGCCGCCACGCTAACGTGGGAAAGCAAGCCCATTGTCACGTGGAAAAACAGCACATCCAAGGTGTTTGATCAAAAGCAATTTGCCGCCGACTACCCGGGAATGGCTGAAAAATACAAAGTGCCCCGCGAAACACGGCGGTTCCTTGTGAAGTAAACCCCAACAAAAAGAGAGAAACCATGATTAAGCCAACACTACATGTTCCACTTTGTTCGTACTCTTGGGACAACCCAGAATTGCCTAGCGCTATTTCCGAGGTAAAGGCCGATTCTTCTTTTGGCGATAGTTTTTTCCCTGCCTTTAGCTCATTAGAGGAAGCCGAAAAACACTACCCCGAAGCGGAAATTATTCCAGTTTATTTCACCCACAAAGGATAAAAACCATGAGTCAAGCTATCACGACCTTTCGCGACGAAGGCCGCCTATCCCAAGCCGCCACAGCCGAATCAGACCAACAACGGGCCATTGCCGAAACGCAATCCGCCATGATCGTGGCCAAGAAATTCCCTCGGGATGTCATCGCGGCCACGGATGCCGTTTTATCCGCCTGCACCCGTCCCACTCTGGCCGAATCCGCTGTTTATTCCTACACTCGGGGCGGGCAAGAGGTCACAGGGCCATCTATACGCCTAGCTGAGGCCATCGCCCAATCGTGGGGCAACGTGCAGTACGGAATCCGTGAATTGGACCAAAGGGATGGGGAAAGTTCTGTCGAGGCGTTTGCTTGGGACGTGCAGACCAACACCCGCCGGACCATGCAATTTCAGGTACGCCACGAACGGCACACAAAGAACGGTTCCAGACGCCTCACAGACCCTCGTGACATTTACGAGCTTGTGGCGAATCAGGGGGCGCGACGGTTGAGATCGTGCATCCTTGGTGTTATCCCCGGGGACATTGTGGAAGAGGCCGTCAAACAGTGTGAGCAAACCTTGCGGGCCAAGGCGGATACGTCACCCGAAAGCATCAAAAACATGGTGGAGAAATTCGGCGAATTTGGCGTCACCCAAGACATGATCCAAAAGCGTCTGGCTTGCCGTATTGAGGCCATTCGCCCCGCCCAAATCGTCCAGCTACGCAAAATCTATCGCGGGATCAAAGACGGCATGAGCCACCCCAGCGACTGGTTTGAAATGGCCGATGCCCCATCCCAAGAAAAAGGGGTTAAGGGCCTTCAAGAAAGTTTGGAAAAGCAAATGCAGGTTATTGAGGCAACGGAAGAGGTGGCGGCATGACCTTAGAACCCGAAACGTTAAAAATATCCCACGACAGCGGATCCTTGACCTTTACGGGGGACGAGGTCAAAGCCGTGACCGCCAGCT